AGCATCAAAATAGATGGCGATTTTTTGACTGGGAGAAAGTATATGTTTAGTTTCTATTGTAAGGCATGCGATCAAGAGGTAGATTCAGAAGCGTGCAGACTTGCAGATATAATTGAAACCTCGGGCGGTAGACTATATGTCTTTGAGTGCTGTGACTGTGGAGAGGTATCATCAAGCGAACTGTTACAGGAGTATCAATATGACCTCGAAAGATAACATCATAAAAGGTATCAATCAGGCCATGAGCGCTGAGATAGATTCTATAACCTACGATAAACCTCCCAGTGATAAGAACTCTAAAGTACTACAGAAGAATCCCAACCTGCTCACTGTGGACTGGGAAAATGTATTGCCTGAACCACCTAAGAACAGTTCAGATATAACACGCAGAGAACTTGAACTTATTTCTGAGATGACTAAGGAGCTTTCTCAAGAAGAGTACGACTTAGTTATGGCTGTGGACGATGATCCCAACAACGTGTTTATGCCGTTGCTAAAGAGAATTGGAAAACAGTTTCCGAAGGAGAAGTTTGATGAGTTTTTCTTTAGTCAGGTTGACCCAGTAATAACAAACTTAAAATATAAGTTCAGGAGAGCCAGACCTTTTCAGTTAGCCGAGAAGTATGGAATAGATATTAAAATTACCGAAACTGAAACACATCATACGCCAGCCTATCCATCTGGACACACGGCATATGCGGCCTTTGGAGGCTCGATGCTTGCAACTCTTTATCCAGAACACACATCAGAGTTTTACGAGCTTATAAACTTGGCTGGTAGAGCTAGAATTCTACAGGGCGTACACTACCCTTCAGACAATGATGCTTCTATGGTTATAGCATCTGTGTTATATGAAGATTTGAAATATGAGATATTTCCAGATATGAAAATTAGGGGGTGAATTGGAATCGACCAGTAATAAAGTTATTGATCGCATGTAGTAGTTGAACGAATGGCTACTTAAAAAATCGTTCTCATTTTTTTAAGTGTAGAAGAGAATTTCGCACTAGCCGCTTAATGCGGCAGGGGTATCACAGCCCTGTAAACCAAATAGTGATGACGCAGATAACTCCGCTAGAGTTTATATACTTGAACTAAATATATATGATAACAATAATTTGTTTGACTCCGATAATTCGGATAGCCTAGTATAGTGGGCGATAACAATTATACTAAACATGTAGAAGTTAATAATAATATTATGTGGCACGCGGGTTCAAATCCCGCCACCTCCACTTAGTAATTATACTACCTTTTTATTTTGTCTCGCACAAACAAGTCCGATCATGGTATAGGGCTGGAGCCAGCTAAATCGTGTGTTTTTTGTTTTCGTCATGTCTAGAATATTGAGTAAGTTTTTTTTGAGGTGTATATGAAAGACATTCAGGTTTTTGTAATTAAAGACTCGACAAGTGTTGAGCAATTCCCGCAACACGAAGGATATTCTCCAGTTCTAACCGGACTAGAGAGGCAGGTAAAAACTATCGGCCTAGACTGCGACATTCAGTTAGTGAATTCTAATGAGCTACCGACAAAGAGCGACTCTAGGATTACTTCGATATTCAAGCAGAACTGTCTGGTGCACAACAACTATCTACTTTCTTTGGTTTCTATAAATAACATATACCCAGAGTCAGCGATTATGTGTGGTTACATTGGAACACTCTTCTCCTCCTTCAACAAAGATTTTTTCGCTGGTAAGTTGGCATCCTCTTTTAACTCATATAAGTTACATTCTTTAGAAAATACTTTGCTATATGACTTAGCTTCCGAGCCTCACAATCTCCCGCCCGCCTACAACATATCAATGAATTCTAGGCTATACAACAGTCTTGGGGGATACGCTTTTACACAAACACCAAAGGGCGAGATTTTAGACAACAGAAAGTTTATTCTTTCACTTTCAAAAAAAGGTTCGGTACTTTACTCTAATATGTTATCAACCATAAACATATTTTCTGCAAATGACATTTCTACGTCTAACATATGCAAATACTTTTATGAACTTGGATTTACCGCTGCGTCCACAATAAAGGAGACTGAAAAGCCTCACTTTGAAAGATTTTGGAAGCAGTTTGTTGAAAGTCCAGAATGTTTAGACCATAGAGTTCTTGGTAATCTAACATTTGACCAAACAATACCAGAGGGAGAAAAGAAAGAATACGCTGAGAAGCTGGCTATGGTTAGATGTTCTTATCAAGCTGGTTTGTTTGAGGGTCTTTCGGGCGTGAAAGTATTATGATCTCTCTGGATTTATCAAAATGTTATGGATTTGAAAAACATAGGAGTGGATGGGGATATTGCATAAATTCCCTAAAGCCTTACCACTCAAAATCAGGTATATTTTTTGATGGCTTTCTAGAGCATAACTTCAGCTGGCATATAAGAAAATATATATATGAAGGTTTTGATGGTATACCTTATACATTTCCGTGGGTTGGTGTAATCCACAATCCACCTAATCCACCAGATTGGTATGATGTTTATAATTCACCAAAAGCAATGTTTGATAGAGACGTTTTTCAGTATTCCTTGAGGTTCTGCAAGGCTATAATATGCCTATCAGATTATTTGGCTAACTGGGTAAGAGGTGTCTGTGACACTCCAGTAATATCCGTTAAACATCCAACGCAAACAAACTGTAAGAAATGGGAGCCTATAAGATTTATTAAGTCTGAAAGACCAAAAATATTGCAGGTTGGCTACTGGCTTAGGAGACCAGAATCAATATGTTCCTTAAAGTCACCCTACCCTTACTCAAAAAAATGGCTACCAAGTGAGAATGAATATTCTCTACAGATGCTTAACGTATACAATAAAACTGATACAAGATTTTTCGATGACCGACATAAGTGGGCCGGTGTAGAAATATTAGACTGGCTTCCTCATGAAGAATATGACGACATACTGACATCTGGAATTGTATTTTTAGACCTTTACGATAGCTCAGCAAACAACGCTATCATTGAGTGTATAGCTAGAAACACACCGCTGCTTGTAAACAAACATCCTGCGGTTGTGGAATATTGTGGAGAAGATTACCCGCTATACTTTGATAACTTAGATCACGCATCTGACATACTGCATGACAGAGAACTTATCATTAGCGCACATGAGTATTTCAAAAACATGGATAAGTCTTGGTTAAACGGTGGATACTTCGCCAATGATGTAGTAGCTAAGCTGGGAGAAGTAACAAATGGAAGATAAAAAATATTATTGCACTAGACCCTTTGAGTGGTTTGCCGTCCTCGACAATGGAGATGTTTCTCCGTGCTGCCCGCCTTGGATTGATGGTTATCGCATAGGAAATCTTTATGAACAGTCCGTAGATGAAGTATGGAACGGCGAAAAAGCTCAGGACTTCAGGCGCTCAATATTAGATGGGTCTTTTGAATACTGCAACAGTCTCTCATGTCCATTTCTACAGTCCAAGACAGATTCCGTTTTGACCCTGCATCAAATTGAAGACATCAACCCCTTAGTCCATGACGACATAAAGAATGAGAAAACAAAACTAGAACATGGCCCAAGAGTAATCAGCTGCGAATACGACAGATCGTGCAACTTGGCTTGCCCGTCATGCAGAAGAGATTTAATAATGGTCTTCGGAGAAAAGCGAAATAAAATTCTTGAACTTCAGGACAAGATCATATCAGAAGCTCTGCCTAGCGCCAGACACTTAACTGTAACAGGGTCAGGAGATGCCTTTGCTAGTCCGATATTTAGAAAGCTACTCCAGCGACTATCTAAAGAAAACGCGCCAAACCTAAGTGAGATTCTCATCTTAACCAACGGCTTACTTATTAAAAAATATTGGGAAACACTCAGTGAGTTCTCTAGGGAAAACATAAACTCTATTTCAATATCTATTGACGCAGCGACAGAAGAAACGTATGTTGTCAACAGAAAAGGTGGCAAGTGGAGTCAGCTACTAGAAAACTTGGAGTTCGTTCAAAAACTAAAACAATCCGACCAAATAGATGGCTTTGCTATGAGTATGGTCGTACAAGAGAATAACTTTATGGAGATTAAAGATTTTGTTCTTCTTGCAGAGAAATACGGCGCGGGTTTAGTTCAGCTCCAAATCATAGAGCCAGACTTTATAAGAGACTTAGGTTTTTTGGATTATTTTACAGAGTGGGAAAAGAAGGCCATACAGGAAAAAACACATCCCCTACATCAAAAGTTCTTAGCAGTGCTAAAAGACCCTTTCTTTGACGATTACATTAATAAATTTTCAGATCATATGAGATTGTCTAAAGGGCAAAGAGAACAAGATGCTTTATGTATGAACATTGGCCCCCTATACGACCTAAGAGAAGGCCGGGATATTTCTCAAAGAGATGAGGTCTTGAAGGAAGCAAACATAATTCAGGAAAACTCTGATAAAAAAGATGTTTTTTTTGACGGTAATGTATACTATGTAAACAATGATGATGTTATTTCCATAGACTATACAGATTTCGTCGTTCTCGATACGAAGCTGGTAGTTTTCTGGAACGGATCTTCTTGGCAAGAGTGCAAAGACAAAGAAAAGCTGAGGCTCATGGGGATGACAGATGAACAAACCTAGCAACCTTGACAACATAAATGAAGATGTTACCAATTCAGATATTCCTGATTTTGATACAGCTGGATTTTTCTGTTCACAACCCTTCACTAACCTAGAGGTAAATACCAGAGGGGAAGTTAGGACATGCTGTGCATATTGGATGAACCAGACTTTAGGAAATATAACATTCGACAAAACAGAAAATGTCCTAAACTCAGACACGGCACAGGACATACGGAAGTCCATCCTTGATGGGAGCTTTTCTTACTGTAACAAAAAAACTTGCCCCAGAATACAATCTATACCAAAAGGCGGCGACGGGATACTCCAGAGAATAGAAGACATAGAAGACCAACATCTATTAGATATAATAAAAAACAAAAAAACGAAGATTGACTCCATAAAGTATGTCAACTTCTTGTGGGATTTATCCTGCAACTTGAGATGCCCAAGTTGTAGAGTTTCCACAATATTGAATACCAAAGGAGAGGCATACGAGAACAGTCTACAAATACAAAATAAAATACTTGACTACACCCTCCCCTTAGATAGTGACTTAATATTTAACATAACTGGATCGGGAGATCCTTTTGGTTCAAAAGTCTTTCGAGATTTTCTTACAAGTTTTGATGGTAATAAACATCCCAACGTAGTTATCAACCTGCAAACAAACGGTGTCATGTTTACTGAAAATATGTGGGAAAGAATGAGCTTATGTCACGATAATATAAGTACTGTTCTAATATCTATTGATGCCGCAACCGAAGAGACATACAACAAGGTTAGGGTTGGAGGTAAGTGGGACATCCTGATGAAAAACATAGAGATGGTTGACGAACTCAGGAGATGTGGTGAAATTGATAGGCTTAGGCTCGACTTTGTTGTTCAACGACAAAACTACAGCGAGATGCCGCAGGCCGTAGAGTTTGCACAATCCTTACTTGGTGTAGACGGAATATATTTTGCGATCCTAACAGACTGGGGAACTTGGAGTAGGGATGAGTATAAGTGGCACGCCATATGGATGCAAGATAATGAAATGCACGAAGATTTTATCCGAGTGTTAGATAATGATATTTTTGAAGATAAAAAGGTAGACTTAGGTAATGTCCGCCATTACTATGAGTTATCAAGAGGTAAAAATGATTAACGTAACAGCACCTATAAACACGCTAGGCTATGGAGTAGCCAGCTATAACATTATTAAAAATCTTTACGGTATAGGCGAGCAGGTCAGTTACTTTCCCATTGGAAATCCTGAGCCCCCAGAAGAACAAGACTTTCTAAAGAGCATGATGTTACAGTTGCCATCTTCACGGGCTCCGTCAGTTAAGATATGGCACCAGAACGACATCCATCATCATGTCGGCAAGGGTCTTCATGTTGGATTTCCTATATTTGAGCTTGATAGATTTTCACAGCAAGAAATCTGGAGCATGTCCCACAATGATAAAATTTTTGTCTGCTCTCATTGGGCAGAATCGGTTGTTAAAAACGCGATGAATATCGAAACAAGCGTTGTTCCTTTGGGTGTTGACACAGAGCTGTTTCAACCCTACGAGTCTAAGAGGCCAGCAACTATATTTTTTAACTGCGGAAAGTGGGAAATAAGAAAGGGTCATGACGTTCTTGTGGAATGTTTTAATTCTGCCTTCAGTCATTCTGATAATGTAGAGTTATGGATGATGTGCGAGAACCCGTTTTACAACGACCAACAACAAAGGGAATGGATTAATCTCTATAAGCAATCAAAACTAGGAGATAAGATAAGAATTATACCCAGACAGAAGACCCATCAGGATGTGTATAATATAATGAAGCAAACTGATTGCGGGGTATTTCCTGCTAGGGCTGAGGGTTGGAACTTAGAGCTTTTAGAGATGATGGCCTGTGGGAAGCAAGTAATAGCCACTAACTATTCAGCTCACACTGAGTTTTGCAACTCATCCAACTCTATGCTAGTAGATATAAACTCTCTTGAGTTAGCTAATGATGGGGTCTGGTTTAAGGGAAATGGCATGTGGGCATCACTTGATTCAGACGCAATAGACCAGATAATTTCCCACATGAGGTCTGTACACGATCAGAAGCAACAGGGTTTTTCACATCAGAATATAGATGGTATACAAACATCCAGAGAGTTTTCGTGGGAAAACTCTGCAAAAAATTTCGTATGTGGACTAAAATAAATTTGCAAATGCATGGCGTACATGCTAGAATATTTGCAGTGACCAAGAATCTTTTTATAATAGGAGAAAGAAAATGGTAGATAAGCTAAAGAGCATGGTGAGATCGAGACGTTTTTGGACTGCCGTAGGTACTGTTGTTACCGTAGCACTTCAAGACGTTGTTGGTATTCCACCAGAGACGGCGACCAGTATTGTAGCAGTTGCTGTAGCTTGGATTGTAGGTGATTCTCTTCGTCCAACGGAGTAGGTATATATATAGAGAATCATGATTCTGAGTCCAGCACAAGAAGTGCTGGATTCTTTTTTAACTAGGAGATAGAATGAATATTGATTTTATTGTAGCAGCCGAATCACATTACAAAGCAAAGATGGATGAAGCCGGCCTTACCATGAGAGTGTACATGAATTCACCTGTAGGTGTAGGAGAGCATCCACAAGTTTTCGAAGAGTTCAGGAACGCACTGGAGGATTTCCAAAACGCGAGAGAAGTGTTTAACCTTGTTCAGGAACTTAAGAGTCAGTACCTAAAGTCACAAGAAGCAAAAGAAGAAGATGAAGATTAAGTTAACTCTAGCGGCTGTTGCGTTTGACAATAAGTACGATACTTTCAACAAAAACAGAAATAGCGTACTTCTTCACAAAGATTCCCTTCCTAATACTTTCCTTCTCTCAGAAGCTAGTATTGATGAGGCACTAGAGAAGCTATGCTCTAAGTATCTTAACTTTCATTTCAAATGGTTAGATATAAACTTAGTTGATTTTAGAAAATTAGATGACAAGACTTGCGAAGCTATATACTTTACCCAGTTCCCGTACTCGTCAGGATTTAACAGGCTCGGCACTCCGACAAAACTGTTCGGTTCCGACCTAGAAGAAAAATTAGGAGACTATTATCTTGATACAATCTCAAGACACACCACCAGAAAATTTGTTCTCTGATTCAGCGTACTTTATATGCTGGACAGACAAAGAGTCAAAGGATATATTCTTTAAATGCGGATGGGGACAAGAGTTAGAGGATATAGCCAATTTTGCCTTCATGCTTTATAAAATAAATAATGGAGAATATGAGGGCAATATACTAGATGTACTAAAACGCCAAACTCAAGACACCAACGACTTGAGCGTTTTCATGGAGTTATACTTAAAATATAAGAATGATAAAGATTCAGATTTAGTTGTTCCTCCCTCGATGGTACACTTAAAATAATGTGTATAATATGTAGTAACACCTACCAAAAGGAGGTATTCTATGTCTGTTAACAAAAAAATAGCTTGGCAAAGCTGGAACGCCGTTGTAGAGGAAATCTACGAAAAGAATACTGAGATAGAAATGCTTGAAGAGCTTTTGCTAGCTCAAGAGATACAGGAATCTCATGGCGAAATGCCTATAAAATTTATTGATCCAGCACCAAGAGTGATTTACACGCCCTACGGTATGTTTCCAGTTGATTCTTTCCTGAAGCCTTCAGACAGATGGAATTGCTGGTTGGGTTACACGAATTTTGATATAACCCATACTGTTCAGGATATTTTAGAAGAAACAGAAGGCGTTGAAGCCATAAAGGTACTAGGAAGATACACTTTTTTTATAGGAGTGGGAAAACTTTTCAATCCTACGGATGTTAGATTAAATATTGAGAACATACTTACCGATACTACTCATATAAGTAGCCCTGAAGCTGTCTCCAATGAAATTAGTGACGCAATAGAGTCAATAAAGAGTCAGGTAAGCGCTAAGAGATATTGGTCTATATTTGTCTCCTCTGTAGGTGAAATTGATTATATTATGTCTGATGCTCTCGATGAACAGTATCTACATGAGTTAAATAAGTTTGAAGATTTACGTCAAAAAATTGGTGGTATTATAATTAGGAGTTCAAATGAACAAAAATATTGATGAAGCTGTTAAGAATATTGATTACAAAAGAATTATGGATAAAGTTTGCTCGAAGTATAGCAGATATGTTGACGAAGACGACCTGTCTTCAATCAGGCTACACACTTTGTGGCAATGTTTAAATAAATTCGATCCAGAAAGAAAGGTTAAATTCACTACTTATCTTTATCAGCAACTCACATTTGCTATAAAGAATCATCTTAAAAAGCAGAGGAGGGAATATACAAATATTCCGTTCTCCGTGCGTCAGCGTCAAGATGTAGACATTGACATTGCTTTGCTAGATATGCCTAAAGAAATGGCTAAACTAATTGAGCAAAAATATGTTTCTCGAATGACCATGAATGAAATTGGCGAAGCGAACGGCTATAGCCGTGAAACCGCCAGAAGAAGATTAAAGAAAGCGGTTGAATACTACAAAAGCACCTAATGCGTATAGAACTACTTTGCAATGAACCAAAATACCCAGATATACTGGCTTGCATATTTGAGGGCAGCGAGAAAAGAGTCGATCAAATATGTACGCCTTCTGGGATAGTTCCTAGAATTGACGAATCTTTCATTCGTGAATACTGCAACTTTTCTGGCATAGTAGATTTTCCATATGGTATTTCTGAAACCCGCATAAGAGTGCATGAAATATTGCTATGCGAAAAACGTGGCATAAAAACAATAGACCTTGTAATAAACAGGCATGACCTAGAAAGCTCCAATCTTTTTGCTATAAGGAAGGACTTTAAGACCTGCTATGAAGCCTGCAAGGTCAATAAAATCCACATAAGGCCGGTAATAGAATATAGATTAGCAGAGACTATGTTCATTGAAGAGTTATGCTTTTCTCTCAGGGAAAATGGAGCTTCTGAAATAATACTAGGCACAGGCTCTATGGTTGATGATGTGCTAGACAATATTATATCATCGAAGCTAATAGAAGATAAATTAGGTCTTCCCGTCATAAGTTGTTCGCCCATCCTATCTAACGACCATTATAATATGTTTTATGAATCAAAAATACATGGAATTAGGGTAAAGTCTTACAAGATACTCGATAATTTTGTGTATTAGATATTAGGAACTGGACTCTTTCGGATAATTGTGGGAACATATTCATTTTTCGTATAGGAGTCATATATCATGGCAGTTCCAAGTGGACATCACATCTTTCCTTATGCCAACGTGCAAACTCAGGGTGGTACTATCTTAAACAATAATAGTACCAGTACAGATAGAATCACTAAGGCTTTTGAAATTCTTACCGCAGTTGCTGACGCAGCTGACACTAACACTCTCCCTAAGATTACCGCCAGCGGAATCTATAACGTACACAAACCTCTTACGGGCGGAACATTCGCCTATTCTGAAGCAGGCAAGTACGTTCTATCTCGTGTTTCTGACACGCTTTCTGGGGCAGCTAATACTAAGCTTCTCTTTATGGGCGCTGGACAGAGAAAAGCTATTCCAAGATTCCAAGGCGATTATGGGGCTAAGCTCCTTACTGCTTGGAGACAAAATCAGTTTAGCTGGTTAGGTACTCTTGATAGTGGTGCTAAGATCACCAACATGAGAACTCAATGGTTGAATAGCGGTGGTACAGCGGCTGCTTCCCCAGCTACCTTAAATGGTACAAATATGTGGGATCCAACCGCTGGCGCTACATCCGCTAATAGCGATAGCGCAGCTAATCCTACCCGTGCCGTACCGGGTGAATTCGTTATGAAAGTTGACTTTGTTACCATCGACATCGGAGCCGGTGCTGGTGACTTCTTCGACTACAAGCCAATCACTGGTATGTAATAATTCCGAGGGGGAGTTAACTCTCCCCCTCTTTATTTCTTTCACGAGGGGAAAACCCTATGGACTGGGCATCAATCAACGATATAGCACAACTAATAGGCTTAATAGCACTACCTGCGATAGGCTGGGTTTTTCACACAGTTACAAAGCACGGGAGTAAGTTAATCATGTTAGAGGAGAAAGTTAACGACTCTATCCAAAGAAGAATGGATTCTTTAGAAAATAAGGTTGATGGATTAGAGGTAAAGATAGATAATAAGATAGACAAATTAGAAGATTCGCTTCATCAAACTCAGCTAGACGTTGCTGAGAAGATACTAAAAGCGATCAATAACAAATAGGAGTTTTTTTATGGCAAACAAAGAAGAAGTACTGCAAATGTTGGATGCTATCAATGGCGGCACATATAACCGTCGTGATTTAGCTAGGGTCTTTGAAAGCATGGTTGAAGCACTAGGTTTTGCACCTGCACCTGCTCCCGCACCAGCCCCTGTAGAGGAGCCGGAGGTTAATGACGATGAGCCAAATTTTTCCAACGACTAATGAGACGAAAATAAATCTTTTGTCTTGCAAATCGACACAACGACACGTATAATAAAAATGTTCGGAGACTAATGAAGCCCAGCTCTTAAAGCAAAAGCAGGCTAAACGACACTTTCTCCGGCTTGCCGAAAGGCACAGGATTCATCAAGATTTACTTGCTCTGTTACCTGTTTTTTTATAAGTGTCGTTTTTTTTGTACCCCTTTTTACAACAGTGAGAGCATGAGCCAGAATATAAAAATTAAAAAAAGAAACGGTCGTTTAGAAGAAGTAAATTTAGACAAAGTTAATAAATGTGTAGAGAGGGCATGCGAAGGATTAGAAGACGTTTCAGTTAGTGAAGTAGTTCTAGACGCAAGTCTTCAGTTATATAACAAAATTCCGACAGCTGAAATTAACAAGGCGCTCATTCTTTCCGCTAGATCAAAGATTGAAAAAGAACCGAACTATGCCTATGTTGCTGCGCGCATGCTGTTAAGCAATCTTTATAAGGAAGTCTTTGGCGAATCAGTAGATGTAGACAGTTTTGAAGATCAGTATAAGAAATCTTTTATACGCAACACCAAAAAGCTAGTCAAGGAAGAACGTCTTAGCGAAAGACTTTTATCTTACGATCTTGATGTTATAGCCGAAGCTATCAACCCTGCGCGCGACCATTTATTCAAATACCTCGGTATCCAGACACTTTATGATAGATATTTCATACACTTAGAGGGTCGCAGGATGGAAACACCTCAAGCCTTCTACATGAGGGTAGCTATGGGTCTGTGTCTATCAGAAGAGAATAAAGAGCAGAAGGCAATAGAAATATATAACATGATGTCTGAGTTCAGATATTCACCCTCAACTCCCACTCTATTCAATAGCGGCACACGCAGATCACAGCTCTCGTCTTGCTACTTGAGTACTGTTGGTGATTCTATCGACGGTATATTTGGTACTCTTCATGGTCAGGCAAGGCTTTCTAAATATGCTGGTGGTCTTGGTGTGGACTGGTCTGCGGTCAGAGCTACGGGCGGTTACATCAAGGGAACCAACGGCAACTCTACTGGTTTAGTGCCTTGGCTTAAAATATTCAATGATTTGCTCGTAGCTGTCAATCAGGGTGGCAAGCGCAAAGGCGCTGGATGCGCATACATAGAACCTTGGCACTTGGATATAGAAGACTTCTTGGAGTTAAGAAAAAACACCGGAGATGATCGCAGGAGATGTCACGACATGAACACAGCCCTCTGGATTCCAGATGAATTCATGTTGGCTGTAAAGAAGAATCAAAATTGGTATCTTTTTGATCCCTCTGAATGTAGAGAGCTGCATGATACCTACGGTAAAGAGTTTAGCAAGTATTATAAAAAGTATAAGAAGTTAGCCGATGCTGGGGAACTAAAGAATCACAGGGTCATAAATGCAAAAGACCTCTGGAAGAAAATGCTCACAGCCCTATATGAAACGGGTCATCCTTGGATCACATTTAAAGACCCATCCAATATTAGATACTCTAATAAACATGAAGGTGTAGTTCACTCCTCTAATTTATGTACAGAGATACTGCTACATACATCCCCAACCGAGTACGATGAGGGCAATGTTATTAAAGTTGGAGAGACAGCAGTTTGTAACTTAGCTAGCATAAATTTGGCATCACACTTGAAGGTTCGTACAATAGATTGGAAGAAACTACAAAAAACTGTCGAGGTAGCTGTTAGAGGTCTGGATAATGTAATTAATTTGAACTTTTATCCAACAGAAGAAGCAAAGAAGGCCAACTTAAAACATAGACCTGTTGGCCTCGGTATAATGGGGACACATGATGTATTACATAAGCTAGGAATACCCTATAATTCCAAGGATGCAGTTGTTATATGTGGCAAAATTCAAGAGTTCATTTCTATGTATGCAATCAAGACATCTGCGATGTTAGCTAAGGAAAAGGGCGCATACCCCTCTTTTGAGGGCTCCGAATGGAGCAACGGCAATTTTCCAATAGATACTTACTGCGATTTAATGAACCAGAGAGACCCTCAAAGGTCAGATAATGTGTATAAGAAAGAGGACTTCGAGAACTCAACCGAAGAGTGGGATGAGGTTAGGGAATTAGTGAGAAGGCACGGCATGCGTAATAGCAACGTCATGGCAATCGCTCCTACTGCAACCATCTCGTATATTCAAGGTTGTTCTCAGTCTATTGAGCCAGATTACTCTGTTCTTTATGTGTACTCAACACTTAGTGGGGAGTTCACTATGGTCAATGAACACTTTGTTGCAATGGCCAAGAAGAAGGGTATTTGGTGCCAAGAGCTAGTAGATGCTCTAAAAACTGCCGATGGCGATGTCATGGCGGTTGATCTGGATGAGGATATTCAGAGAGAATTTGTTAGCGCTTTTGATATAGAACCAGAAATTTTGATTGAGGCTGCGGCTGAAAGACAAAAGTGGATTGATATGGGTCAGTCACTTAACCTTTACAATAAGCATGACAGTCTCAAGTTTTTGAATGATCTTTATTTCAATGCTTGGGAGAGTGGTCTTAAAACTACTTACTATTTAAGAGGTAAGGCCGCAACTAGAGTAGAGAAATCGACAGTCAGCTTTAAGTCTACTGAAGAGCCAGAAGGCGAAGAGATCAAAGCATGCTCCGTCCTAGATCCCGGATGTGAGAGTTGTCAATGAGATTTATAGAATTTAAACAAAGTGAAACATCCCCTACAAAATATAGGCTAGAGCTTAATATTAAAGAGGCAGAAGAAGTCAAAGAACTATTGCAACAGATAATTGAAAGATTGAATAATAATGAAGAAAAGTAAAGAAATTATATCAGACAAAGTGGCTACCGTGAACCAGATATTACCACACACTAATAAATGGGCGTGGGATCTGTTCATTGATGGAGCTGCGAACAACTGGATGCCCACAGAAATTTCTATGGCTAAGGACATTGAACAGTGGAAGTCGAATACTCTCTCAGAAGATGAGAGGCTCGTCGTAAAAAGATGTCTTGGGTTTTTCGCTGGCTCGGAATCTCTAGTGGCTAATAACTTATTGCTTAGTGTGTTTAAATTCGTAACAGACCCAGAGTGTCGCCAGTATATATTAAGACAGGCTTATGAGGAAAGCCTACACAACCTCACTGTAGTATATATTTGCGATTCACTCAACTTGGATATTGACGAAGTTTATCAAGCATATAATTCAATCCCTAGCATTAAAGCTAAGGATAATTTCTTGATGAACATAACAACAGACATCAACAGGCCCGACTTTAATATTAACACCCTAGAAGGGAAGAGAGAATTTCTTCGTAATATTATTACTTATTATGTCATCTGCGAAGGAATCTTCTTCTTCTCTGGGTTTGCCATGCTACTATCATTCAATCGTCAGAATAAACTGCCGGGAATTGGAGAACAAATCCAATATACGCTGAGAGATGAAAGTTTGCATATTAAGTTTGGCACTACATTAATTAATAGACTTAGGGAAGATAATTCTAAAATCTGGACTAAGGCTATGGAAAAAGAAACTATTGAACACATAGAAACCGCAATGGAACTAGAGCTTGCATATGCTAGAGAGGTTTTACCAAACGGCATTTTAGGCTTGAACTCCGATATGTTTATTGATTATGTGCAATATATAGCAAATAGAAGATTAAACAACTTAAATCTACCTTCACCATTTGAAGACACTCAAAACCCATTCCCGTGGATGAGTGAGATAATTGACTTAGAAAAGTGTAAGAACTTTTTTGAGACAAGAGTTACTGAGTATTCAGTTGGCAATTTGGTAGATGATTTTTAATAGGTGAACTTATGGCCGACAAGAGAGTATTTTACGCCTGTCAAGCAGTATATCTTGACGGGTCATTTCTCAAGAACGTACAGGCTGTCGGTCTAGACTATGCAAACTCCAATGAGAGCATAGTGGACAGAGGAAGGGGTTCCCAATCTGCAAATACCAACTTTCTTTTCTATAACAAACCTGAAGTCACAGTGACTATAGAAAAAGAATTAGACATAAATGATGACTTTACCTTCAGATGTACTGACGGAAAGCTTCTAACCTCTACCGGCGTAGGAAACTCGGGCTGGGATGGCGGCCTTAAGCAATATAAAATAGAAATAGCCTATGGTGACGATGACTATACTGGCGGCAGTAATACAGAGAGTATAACCATGAAGTATTGCTTGCTGTCAGAAGTTTCTTACAATCTTTCTGTTGACGGTAGGTTCACAGAAAGTCTAACCTTTATAACTAATAACATTATAAGAGAAGGCTCGGCGGCAGGTTCTTTATCTAGTCCTCAGACGGGGACTCTGATAAGACGACAACATTTCGGTGTTGCGACACTTCCTGTGGACACAGATAAAGATGAGGCAAAAAATTTCTTCATCTCGGCGGATGAAAATAGCGATGCGGCTCTTCAATCTTTTAGCGTATCAGCTTCTTTTGAATATGCTGAAATGGCGGATAGAGGTCGATGGAAAGGTTCTGATCAAGGCAATGATCCATCTAATCAAAATTATTGGAAATATGTCACACCACCAGTTACCGTATCATGTGATGCAACAGCGATAGTTACAAAATCATTACAAAGAGAAATACTTATTAGAGATTCAAACCTAATGGAAACAACATCTTATCCAGTACCGGACAGAGCTGTTAAGTTTACACTAGGTAATAGTAGCGGAGGAACTTACGATAAGGAAATAGACTTGGGAAGCAAAAATTATTGCACAGGTATTGGATTTTCAGGAGGAGACACAGGAGGCGGAAACGTAGAGGCTACAATAAGTTATGAAAACACTGAAAACTACTTAAAAATAACATAGGAGACAATCATGTTAGACTTTATTTTCGACCGTAGGAATTTTTTGAGGATAGGAAGTATTGGTGCAGGATTAAGTGCTGTTGGTTTGTCTGATTACGCCCTTGCTCAAGAAGCTCTGTCGTATGAAGATAAAGCCGTTGTTTGGGTATGGCTTGGAGGAGGCCCAACTCAGTTTGAAACATTTCACGCTCCCAATGACACAGTTCCCACAGAGTGGCAACCAATTAACGGAGCAATCCACGATCCTAAAACTAATATAACGCTAGGCGCTGATTGGACAGGTCTAGCTAAACATACCTCTAAATTGAACGTAGTAAATTCTTTTAGTCATAAAGATTCATCGCACAGACAAGGCACACACTTCATGATGACTGGGCATTACAACCCAGAAAGAACCACAACATCTATAGCTAAATACCCGTCTTTTGGTTCTATTGTTTCCGCTGTCTACGGTGCGAATCACCCCCAAAATGGAGTGCCAACTTATGTTAAACAAGGTAAAATTGAAGGTGATGAAGGTGCTTGGTTGGGTGGAGCATTTAAACCATTTGATCCGTCCAATAAAGACAATCTCACACCAAGAATTGAAATCGACAGATTCAGCAACAGAAAACAACTCTTAGGAGCCATAGGCTCAGCGGCTAAAGATATATCTGGAGCAGGCGCTGAATCAGTTGGATTTTATAAGGGTCAAGCTTACGATGTTATTCTCGGTTCTGCTAAAAACGCATTTGCAACGGACAAAGAAACAGAACAGATGAAAGCTCTATACGGCTCAGAAAAAGCCAACGACATCGGTGAACAGATGCTGTTAGCTCGTCGTCTTGTCGAGCATGGCACAAGGTTTGTTACCGTGCATTACGGAGGATGGGATATGCATAGTAATATCTCAGACGCATTAAAGAAAAGAGTAGCTCCTGTCGATAAAGCTATTAGCGGATTCCTACAAGATGTGTGGGATAAAGGCTTAAATGATAAAGTATTATTAGTGGTTACAGGAGAATTTGGAAGAACTAAAATTAATGCAAACTCTGGTAGAGATCACTGGCCTGCGATTACGCCAATGATGATGGCTGGTGGAAACTACGATTCAGGTAGAACTATTGGTGCATCAGACAGATCGTACAGCCCAGTAGAAAATCCGGTTGGGCCACTAGACTTACAAGCAACATTATTTAATCACTTCGGAATAGAAAAGGGAACCCAGCGTGTTGATAACGGCGGGAGACCAAGATACCTTTTAGAGGGAGAGGCAAAAGTAATACTATGAGAAAAGAAGATTACGCAAAAGACTTAAATCAGTTCTGCGCTGAAGGCGGGTATGCAGAAGAAATCACGGAAGATAATTTTGTGATACCTGCGGAAGCAGACTATGAGGATTTTGGTGAAGATACTGAAGACTGGGATATTGCGGAAGCAAAACCGGGACTTTGGGAAAACATCAGAAAGAAAAAGGAGAGAGAAGGCAAAAACTACAAACCTGCTCGTACCGAGAAGGAGGGTAGGCCAAGTCAGGAAGAACTTAAAAAAGCTCAGTCTTATGGCAACCCAGAAAACAAGTCTAAGTCTGATAAACCGGGCCCAAAAGACCCTCGCAGAACTCCTGCACCTAAGAAGGATCAAAAGAAAGGCTCTAAGAAGAACAAGCCTGATAGCGCTAAGAACCCTAGCGGTAAAATTACTTTTAGCAAAGAAGTAACTGCTCAGCTTTCCAAAAAGGTTGCGGAGCATAATGCTAAAGGTAAAGGCTCTAAGGCTACTCTTGGGATGCTAAAAGCTGTTTACCGTAGAGGTGCTGGCGCTTACTCTACTAGCCATGCCCCAAAAATGAGTCGTCATGGATGGGCTATTGCTAGAGTCAATGCTTTCTTAAAGCTTTTGAGAAGTGGCAAGCCTTCAAACTCAGGTTATACGCAAGATAATGACCTGCTACCAAAAGGGCATCCTAAAAAGTCAAAGGGTTCTGAATATCAAGGTAGAAAAGTAAAACTGAATAAGCCCTTCAGGACTCCTGATGGCCCAAAGAAGTTTTCTGTTTATGTTAAAAATGAAAAGGGTAATGTAGTCAAGGTTAACTTTGGCGACCCTAACATGGAAATTAAAAAAGACGATCCAGCAAGACGCAGAAGTTTTAGAGCTCGTCACAAGTGTGACACTCCCGGCCCTAAATGGAAAGCAAGATACTGGTCGTGCAAGAAATGGTAAGAGGGAATTATGAATTGCAAAGGAAATAATATTGGTCGCAGATCTTTTCTGCATGTCGGCTTTTTGGGTGGCTTGGGTTTAACTTTGTCGGATTACTTCCGAATGAAGACGGCGCAGGCTGACCAAAAATTCTATGAAAGCATAGAAGGCCCAGCTAAAAGTGTTATATTTATTTATCTTCCGGGAGGTATGGCTCATCAGGAAACTTTTGATCCCAAACCTTTCGCTCCTCTGGAATACAGAGGGCCGATGTCTAGTATTGAAACGGTAGTTCCCGGAACTAGGCTAAATGAAATGATGGCTAAAACAGCTAAAGTTACCGACAAGATGACTATTATTCGCAGCATGACACATGGAGAAGCAGCTCATGAACGAGGCACACACAATATGTTTACTGGCTATAGACCTAGCCCAGCCCTTCAATATCCATCAATGGGATCAGTGGTTGCGCATGAGTTTGGGCCTCGTCAAAACCTTCCTCCATATGTCTGCATCCCAAACCAACCAAACGAATTTGCAGGTACTGGATATTTAAGTAGCTCGTTTTCGGGTTTTAGCTTGGGTGCTGATCCAGCAAGCTCTGGCTTTCAAGTACGAGACCTAAAACTTCCAACAGGAGTGAATGATGGAAGATTTGGTACTAGAAGAAAGATGCTTTCTGCGGTAAATGACTACTTTGCAAATAAAGAAAAGTCAGACTCTTTGGATGCTGTAGATTCGTTCTATGATAGAGCTTATAGTTTAATCAGTAGCGAAAAAGCTCGTGATGCATTTGATATTAATAAAGAAAGCGATGCTATGCGAGATAAATATGGCAGAAATACTGCTGGAGCTCGTATGCTTTTGGCTCGTCGTTTAGTTGAAGCTGGAACCCGTTTCGTCACACTAACTTATGGCGGTTGGGATATGCATGACAATATAGAAAATGGTATTCGTGGACAAGTGCCCGCATTGGATCAAGGGCTTGCGGCTCTTATTGAAGACCTCAGTGACAGAGGGCTGCTTGATTCTACTCTAGTATGTCTAGCATCTGAGTTTGGAAGAACACCGAAGATTAACGCTACCGCTGGGCGTGACCACTGGCCAAAAGTTTTCAGCGTAGTTATGGCTGGTGGAGGAATCAAAAACGGCATGGTCTATGGTACTTCTAATGCAACTGCAAGTGAGCCAGATGAAAATGCCATGACGGTAGAGGACTGGGCTGCGACAATCTATAATCGAATTGGTATTGTTTCCGACAAAGAGCTTATGGCTCCCGGCGACCGTCCCATTGAAATTGTTGACGGCGGAGAAGTTAGACAAGAATTAATAGTATAGGGAGAATAACATGCCTTTACCCAAGAGAAATAAAGACGAAGACGCTAAGAACTTTGTCAACCGCTGTATGTCAAGCGATGTTATGAAAAAAGAGTATCCTAGTCAGGAGCAGCGAGTTGCTGTATGTGTTAATCAATCACGAGCCGCTTCTACAGCAGAGGGTTTAGCCGCTGCTAGTGAAGAGCTTATTTATGAAAATATTAAAAAGGAGATACGAGATGAAGTTTAAAATACCGCTGATAGCAATTATCATAGTTGCGGCAATATGTTTCATTAACAAAGAGGAGATAAAAGATATGTTTAGCGGCGATCAACCAGCGATTTGTGAAGTATGTGAACCAGAGTGTCCATGTCCAGAAGTAGATTGCATTTGTGATGTTAAGGTCTGCAAATGTGAAAAGTGCATTAGTTAAAATATTAGAGGTGTATTATGCTTAATTTATCACGTAGAAGTTTTTTGTCCGTAGGTGGTCTCGGTCTTCTTTCTATGCCACAAGTGTTGCGTGCCCAAGAGGAAAGTGGAACGTCTCATAAGGCTGTTATCAATATATTTCTTGGCGGTGGCCCACCGCACCAAGACATGTGGGATATAAAGACTCAAGCTCCATCGGAAATCCGTGGCCCATTTAAACCGATCTCGACCAATGTGGCGGGAGTATACATCGGAGAGTGTTTTCCACAAATTGCGTCTATGTTTGATAAATTTACTGCGGTTCGTTCTGTAGTTGGATCAGATGGCGCTCATGATGGATACCAGTGTGTTACCGGATGGAGTCGGAAAGATATGGTCTCTGGAGTCAACTACCCTGCTATTGGAGCGTGCGCTTCTAAGATTTTGGGATCTGTCGATCCTGCCGTACCAGTTGCGGTAGGGTTGGCAGAACCTACACAGCACAACCCTTGGTCAGAAGCCGGAGGTGCTGGCTATCTTGGAGATACACACAAGCCTTTTAAGCCAAACGGCGAAATGATGAAAGACCTCAAACTCAACATGCAAGTTGAGAGATTTAAGAATAGAAAAGATTTGTTAACAGGATTTGCAGAACTAAATAAAACTATAGACAAAGCTGTTAACGTAGACACTTTCACTGAAGAAGCCTTTGGTGTTTTAACATCAAGCTCTTTAGTAAACGCTTTGGATTTGTCAAAGGAAGACCCAAAGATCAGAGAAATGTATGGAGACGGTAAACCTTTTAAATTCCAATATGATGGAGCACCGACTGTTAATGAACATGTTCTCATGGCGCGAAGGCTTGTTGAAGCTGGAGCTCGTTCTGTTACTCTTTCTTATGGGCGCTGGGATAGTCATGGCTCTAACTTCGACTTGGTTAGAGATCATGGTGCAAAGCTTGACCAATGCGTGTCAGCACTTGTTCGAGACCTTGACCAACGTGGCATGCTTGATGACACACTTGTTGTAGTGTGGGGAGAGTTTGGCAGGACACCTAAAATTAATCCAAAGGGTGGTCGTGACCACTGGCCTCAAGTGTCATGCGCATTGCTAGCCGGAGGCGGATTTAATCACGGACAAACTATCGGAGAAACAAATAGACTTGGCGAGGTTCCAGAGACTAGACCAGTGCATATTCAAGAAATTTGCGCAACAATGTACAGAGGGTTGGGTATTGATACTATGTCAACCACTCTATTAGATAGAACCGGAAGACCTCAATACCTCTTAGATCATAGACAACCACTTAAGGAGTTGATATAATGAAATATTTAGCATCACTACTATGTTTACTATTTGTGCCACTTTCTGTAAGTGCGGAACAGCCTGAACGCAAGGTTATTAAGCCTCCAACTACAGCGAGGCCGCAATCGAACCAAGAGCGAAGGGTCGTTTCGCCTCCAGCTACCGTGAGGCCACAATTACCCCAAGGCTTTGGAAGACCAATACAGAAACCTGCGGGATTTGGGAAACAAGAGTGGCAAAAACCAGACCAACAAAAACCTCAGCAGCAACAGGTTAGACCTAGCCACAACTACAGACATGGAAGCGTGATAATCGGTAGACCATATGTTCACCCATTTAATTATCCTTCTGTAGAGACTAGGTTTCATCCGATACATGGCTTCTACAGGGTATATCATCCCCCAGTAATTAATCCCTATTATGGCCCTCCGGTTATCGTTCAACCACAACCTGTCCCTGTTTACCCCGGCCCATTTCATGGATTCTTCTTCCAGTTAAGGTGGTAATATGAAAAGACGTAATTTTTTAGCTTCTGTAGCGAGCGTATTGTCGCTAGCGGAAACTGTACAAGCAAACCAAGATCAGTTAAAGAAAAATGGCAAATCCGCTATCCTGTTATGGATGGGCGGTGGCCCTTCTACGATGGATATCTGGGATCTTAAATCGGGCGCTCCTACAGGTGGCCCGTTTCGCCCAATCGCAACCAGTGGGGATGTTCAAATTAGCGAACACATGCCGTTGATGGCCAAACAAATGCATCACGCCGCTATTGTTAGGAGCATGAGCACTCGTGAAGCAGATCATATGCGAGGTCGTTATTATATGCATACTGGGTATGTTCCCAACCCTAACATTGACCACCCTAGCTATGGTTCTGTCCTATCTCATCAACTAAGACGAAAAGATCTGGCAATTCCCCAGTTCATTTCTGTGGGTGGCGGTAGCATGGGAGCAGGTTTTCTAGGAGCTAAGTACAATCCCTTTGTTGTAAACAGCGATGGTAGGATCAGAAATCTAGATATGAAAGTAGATCAGAGATTCTACCAAAGAGCATACGCTCTAGATGCTATAGAGAATGCATTTATAAACCAAAGACGAGGACAACTAGCAAAAGACCATCAAGCTATACTTAAAGAAACATTTAATGTTTTGACAAGCGCACAGATGGATGCACTTAAGGTTGCTAGTGAGCCTGAAAACGTAAAGGAAAGATACGGGGACAATAGCTTTGGCAAAGGGTGTCTAATGGCTAGACGCTTGGTGGAAGCTGGCGTGCCTTTTATTGAAGTTAATCTAGGTGGCTGGGATAACCATCAAAACATTTTCCCAACTCTAAGAGACACGAAATTGCCCATGCTAGATCAAGGCATGAGCGCGCTGTATGAAGATTTAGAACAGCGTGGGTTATTACAAGACACAGCGATTATTTGGATGGGCGAGTTCAGTAGGACTCCTCGTATCAACGGTAATGCTGGTCGTGACCACTGGGCGCGAAGCTGGAGTGTTGTTGTTGGTGGGGCTGGAATGAATGGCGGCATAGCCATTGGCGAAACAAACTCAGATGGTACTCGTGTTGAGACCGAACCTTACACATCTCAGGATGTCATGGCTTCCGTTTGTAAAGCACTGGGCATTTCTTTGGGAACTACGTTTACTAGCAACAGTGGTAGACCTATGAAGATCGCTAACTCCGGCAAGGTTATAACCGAACTGTTTGGTTAATATCATGAAATTTTTTAGAAACGCAGTGTATGTGTTATTTTCTCTATCTTTGCTAAATTTAGCGGGGTCTTTCTATATGTATAGACATATAATGAATAAGAGTGATGTAGTGCAGATAAGGATTCCTGTGTCAAAAGACCTCGAAGAACTGCCTTTACATGCAAAACTTAGAGATACACAGATATTACAAGCTATACTCATGACCCATCACCAGTTAGGGATACACAAACCCGGATCACAACCGATGTGTCCAATGTGTCGCGATACAGATTTACAAACAGTAGAAAAGGTTACATATAATAATGGCAAGACAACCGAAGAAGAAGCCCACAACTAGACAGCGCCGCAAGATACTACGACCAAAAACTAGAAATCAAGAACATTACATGGGTCAGATTAATAAGTCTGATGTTACGTTTTGCTCTGGGCCTGCTGGATCTGGAAAGACGAGCGTGTCCGTAGGAATGGCCTGTGAATATTTGATTGAAAAGAAAGTAGACAAGATTATAATTACTAGACCTGTAGTAGAGTCAGGAAGGGGTTTAGGGCATTTGCCGGGAACATTAGTTGAAAAAATAAACCCATACCTAATACCTATACTAGAAGAAATGAATCAGTACTTAACAAAGAACACTGTTGAGACGTATAGAAATAGAAATATTATTGAACTCTGTCCCCTAGAATATATGAGAGGGCGAAACTTTCATAACTGTTTTATGATCCTTGACGAAGCACAGAACGCTACGTTCGAGCAGATCAAAATGTTTATTACAAGAATTGGTAAAGAATCAAAGGCGGTAATAAATGGAGATCTAAGGCAGTCCGATTTAGGCAAGCAACAAGGAGGTTTGCACACCTGTATGGAAAAACTAGTTGAGGTCTCCGGTGTAGGAGTTTGCGAGCTTGACTATAGCGATATTGTGCGAAGCGATATTGTATCCAAGATTCTCATGAGACTAAACAAGAAAGAAGAAGACGATGAACCTGTCAAGTATTTTTAGAGGACTTTTTCTAGCTGCCATTATTTTTATAGGCGTTAGAGCTGAATATAACAACAGCAAACTAGACAAGAGACTTAGAATTTTGGAAGAAGGTATATACTATAATACCACAGTATCAGACAACACAGCCATGAAGTTTGAGACATTTCTTCAAGCTCTTTCTAATGAGCTTCCAATAGAGGTCGAGGCTTACGCTACTGAGGCCGCAAGAAAAGTGGCCAGAGAAGTCACAATAGACACGCTAGAAGAATTTGCTGAAAATCTGAAAAAAGTAGATGTCAAACTCGATAAGTGATCCTATAATATCATAGATTATTTATAGGAGTTATACATGCCAACTTATGATTATGAATGTAGCGAGTGCGGCTACTACAAAGAGGTTTTCCAGAAGTTCTCTGAAAAGCCTCTCGTAAGATGTCCCGAATGTAAAAAACATAAGTTTAGAAGAGTTATTCTAAATGCCCCTCATGTTTCAGTGAAGGGCGAGCCTACTACTATTCAGCACCTAGCTGATCGCAATACTCAAAAGCTAGGCAAGTACGAACTACAGGCAAAAGAGCAAGCCGACAACATAGATAAGGTACGCAAAGACGCAGAAGCTAATAATCGCAGAAGAAAGATTAACAAGATGACTGCTGCACAGAAAAAGAATTATATTGAAAAGGGTGAATGATGTCAGATTTAACTAGGTCAGAGGTGCCGCATAGCGCTGTAATTAGAATACAGATCAAGATACACCAACAGCTAAAAGACGGTAGTCTTAGCCCTAAATATCTTTCTGTAGATGAACTAAATAAGCTAGGCATTGCGCCCTGCGCAGAGATGAAAATAGACGGTTTTGATAGAAACTCATGCGTTAAAAACGTATTAGATAAATTGGAGAAGTTAAATGGCTAGATGGGAAAATGAGGGTTTGGAAGGTCTTGATCTACCAGATCCTGAAAACAAAGTTTCAACTTACTATGGGCTAGGAGCAGAAGAATCAGCGCCTAATGATGCCTTTGTGAAGGTTGTTGATAATAATGGATTCAAAACTCATTATATAAAATTTGGTAGAGGTGAATTGCTTGACCCTTTGGGAGCAGATAAAGGAAAGCACAATCGCCCTTATTTTGACTATAAAAAAGTAAACCAAAAAGTTTATGCTTACTATATGCAATACTTAGAGAATAGAGAGCGTATCTTTTTGACTAGAGCTAGACGAGCATTAATGGAGATAAACTAATGACAAAAAAAGGACCACTTTCCAAGAAAGAAAAAGCCTACATTGAAGAAAACAAATCCCTTCCTGTAGAAGAATTAGCTGAGGAGCTTGACAGATCAGAAGCTTCCGTCAATAAGCACATTGCTACGCTAAAAGACGATGACAAGCCACAGAGTATTGCTGGTGAGCAATTCGCTAGAAACCAAAAGTATGGTGCCACAATCATGACTGAAAACGCTTCTATGGCTGGTGATGCAACTAAGGGTAGACGACAACCAGAAGAGAAAGAAGTCAATGTCGCAAAAAGACATAGAGGGGCTATCCATAAGATCAAAGGAGACTAGTAAATGATTTGCACAGTAAGGGATGACCACATCCGCAAGCTGATTATGGAAGACATTTCTATGACTTGGAAATGCACTCTAAATGATGGAACTGTAGTATGGGGTGATTACGAAAGACCCGGAGTTGAGGAAAGCCCTTGGCTGAGACTACAAAGATATTGTGAAGAGAACGACAAGTGTATTTGTAAAGCTCAGGTTATTGTAATGGGTGCCCCAGAAGAGGTTGTCTTTGAAGATGAGAACGGTCTTGATGGTTTCTTCATAGCTAGAGGTTTCTCTAGGGATATTGATATGGCAACCGGAGAAGGCCCTACCTTTCAGCACATGACCTTTGCTTTGCTAGAAGACAACCTAGAGTTTGTTGATGTTAAGAAGTACAGCTGGCCAGAATGTGAGTTTGAAGAATTTTCACAAAGAAGGCAGGCTTCACAAGAAAACCTTTCTTTTATGATATGGCGTAATGGCGAAACAAAGAAGTCAAGCGAGCAGGTTCAAGTCACCCTCAACGGGTGAGTATTGTACGGTAGGACAGTATCTAGCTGAGATCCTCGTACAGCGTAAGGCGGAAAAAGAGAACGTAGGTTCCCTGTCTTACAAGTTCTGGAATAAAACACGCAAAAAGCAATATGAGCTACAGGTAAAAAAAGTATATCAACTCATCCGTGTTTTTGGTGAAGAAGCTGTCTATGATTACATTATAAAGAAGAACAAAAGAGTATACAGCGCTGCGCCCAAGTGGGTTAAAGACGAGATAGAGAAACACAAGAAACGGCTTGACCGAAGACCTAAGAAGAAAAACGCAGAAGTTATTGAAGTCAATAAAGACAACATTGAATCGCAGCCAAGAAAAACATTTGGAAGAAAAACACTTTTTACGAAATTGAGGAATACTAATGGCAAAGACAAAGAAGAATGACCCATCCTTCATCAAAGATATTGTTAAAAAATATGGCAACGTAATATCAACGGGAAACCAAATCTTAGAAAGACGAAAAGATTACAAGGTTGTTAGTGTTAGCCCCGCTATTGACTTAGCTCTTAACGGAGGCATAAAGGAAGGTTCTTGGGTTATCTTGACTGGAGATCCTAAATGTGGCAAGACTACTACCGCCCTACAGATTGCGGCAAATTGCCAAAAAGAAGGAAGGCCAATCATATATCTTGATGCTGAAGGCAGACTTAAAGAAATGAATCTGCTTGGGGTTGATGGTCTCGACAAAGAGAAAATGCAGATCATCCATTCCGAAGATGAGCCACTCAGCGCCGAAGCATTTTTAGATATTGCTGTCAAGCTAGTTAGCGCAAAAGAAAATGAGGGCTGTGTCTGTATCATCGACTCTACGTCTTCTCTCATGCCAGAAAAAGAGTTAGACGGAGATATGACACCCGGTCGTGCTGGACTGCCAAAAATACTATCGGTGTTCTGTAAGAAAATGGGGCAGATCGTACCCAATCAAAAGGCGACTTTAATTATTATTACACACTTCATTGCCAATACCTCCGGCTATGGAGCATCTAGGATGCCAGACTGTGGCAGAAAAATCCAATACCAAGCCGACACAAGAATGGAGGTAAAGTCTATTAGTCCTTGGGTTCAGAGCGACACTCAAGTTGGACAAGCTGTTAATTGGAAAGTGGTATGCTCATCAATGGGATCTCCCGGAACTGAGTGTCAAAGCTGGATTAAATATGGGCACGGCATTGATAAGATTCAAGAAATTATCATGCTAGCTTTAGACATTGGACTCATAGCCAAAGCAGGGGCTTGGCTAACATGCGAGTTCATGCTAGGGCATGCCGATGTAGTTAAAAAAATCAAACCAGAGATTAACGAAGAAGACTCAGAAGCCGTGCTGAAAGCCGTCAAGTTTCAGGGGCAGGAGAGGCTATATAATTTTCTGCTTGCAAATGAAGAAGTCTTTGACATCTTAGAAAAAGAAATTAAGGGTATGCTATAATGTATGTAGAAGGTCTCGATGGTAAAACTTGGAAATGGAACCCCTCTAGAAGTCAAGCCTCGGTAGATGAAAAAAACAGATCTTCTTTACATAAAAAAGCAAGATCCATCTTGAAAGAAGTGTACCCTTATGATAGAATACTAGAGGAAGTGACGCTGCCGGGAACCAAAACAGGTTCTAGGAGGACGCTTTTGTATGCTGATCTATATG